GAATACCCAGCAGTAAGAGCGACCTATTAAGTTCTGTTTCATTAACTGTGTCGTGGAGGCCTGATTACGACGCGATAACGACAGTTGGAAACCCCCTCACAAAACTCATAGAATACGCGGAATTGTTAATCGGTGAACAAGTCATAGACACTATCACCGGGGAGTATATCTACATGAGAAACAAATTGGACACATCTGATCAACATCGTGATATCAAGTCGTACAGGGGTGGTGAAGGTTCTGTGACAGAGGGGTATTACCCCACTAAACTGTCACTGGAATTACCCTTTTATTTCACGAGAAACAACAAGTCTGCGATCCCTTTGTGTAAGCTTAGCCAACAGCAGGTGTCTATAAGAATAAAGCTTGTAAGTAGAGACAAGTACTATTCGTATAAATCAGAGTTGGCCTCAAGTTTACCACCCTTTATAAACGATGTTACTGAGAAATTCATCGATCAAATAGTGTTGACGACTGAGCACGTGTATTTGGGTGAAACGGAACGCAAGGCGTATCAGGAAAGTCACATGGAGTATCTCATAACACAGGTGCAGCTCCGCGAAACTCGGATGCAACCAGGAATTGACAAAAAAGTATTCTTACTCGATTTCAAACACCCCGTAAAAGAGTTGTTGTTTCTGGGAGAACCCATTTATACCAACTCCAATAACGCACCAAACAATTACAGGTTCAGACAAATCAAGACTGCTGAGTTATGTTTGAATAACGTCATCTTCTTTAGGAAAAATGGTCACTTCTTATCTGTTGTTCAGCCATTCAAAAATCATATAAATATACCCGATTTTGGAGAATCACAGTTCGGTATGTATTCCTTTTCCCTCGATCCAGGGGATAGCAATCCCACAGGGCAACTGAACATGAGTAGGATTATTCATCAGAAATTCACACTAGAATTCAAGGAACAGGATAGGTATGTCGACCCAGATGATAACTCATTGATAGATAGAACGTATTCGTCTGAAGAAACACAAATCCGTGTATACGCCTTAAACTATAACATTCTGTCATTTGACTCTGGGTTAGCTGGCTTGAAATTTTATTAATAGTCTTATATTAGTATGGCTGGGGCTATTCAACTTGAGTCTAGAGGTCTTTTAGACCGCTACACAACGGAAGTTCCCGAGTTTACCTTTTTTAAAGAAAACTTCAAGAAACACTCGAATTTTTCTTTACAATTTATCGACATTGAATCTGATAAAGACGTAGAGTACGGTGAAATACATAAATTTAACATCCCATATGACCACTGTGATGTCCTAAAGGGTGTTAATCTCATGTTCAGTTTACCTGATATAGTGTTAGCGAATCCGACAGACTCCAACATAGCCAAATACTATGTTTACGGTGAAGCCTGCAATTTTATCGAATACATAACACTTTCTATCGGTGGTATTGTCATTCAACACCTCACAACTGAGTATTTAGATTTATACAACGAACTTGAATACCCAACCACAAAACAAATCAACTTATTCGACTTATGTAAACGTGACGTGAGTTCAGATCCAGATGTAATCAATAGTAGAATTTCAAAGGCGCAGCCATACCCCAAACAACTCGGGGGGGACGTCTGCATCGAGATACCGTTTTACTTCCACAATCACCCAGAGCTCGCAGTTCCAGTGTGTGCACTTAGACAACAGGAAATTGAAGTAGAGGTCAAGTTCCGCAACGTAGACGAGTGTATATGTGTATCAAACCCCCCATCAGGATTTGTAGGAAAACTCGGAGCTACGGCTACGGATTTAGTTACATATAAGCCGTATGATCTAAGATTGTCTACAGAGTGTATATTTTTGGATCCCATAGAGAAAATTAAGGTCATGAACCGTGATCACGAGTTTGCGATTACACAAATCCAATACGACGACGTTTTACTTGATGGGGGTGAAAATAAATTCAAAACTCGTTTGAACTTTACAAATTTAGTCCGAGAGTTGTACTTTTTCTGTCTCTACACAGAAAACAACGCCTTCGGTGACACTTCAAGTTACAACGAGATTCCCGTGAATTCAGGTGGTCTTCAAGTGGATCCTGCCCTCAAATGGGAACATTTAAACTATCTGACACTCACCCTCGACGGTGAGGAGATTTTGGATGAGCACACGGGTTCCCCACACTTTTTGAGAATCCTCCAACCGAGATTGCACCACAGAAATACCCCAATCACGAGAAGATTCTACTCCTATAGTTTTGCACTCTACCCAAATGATAGTAGTGCATCTGGTCATGTCAACTTTAGCACTGTAAAAGAACCTATATTATACGGAAACCTGTTTAACGGTGGTGAGTATAATAGACGTTTTCATATTTTAGCTAAAACGATGAATTTTATTCGCATTAGAGAGGGTGTCATGTCACAAGTTTTTGATTACACGACTTAGTGAATAGGTTTTGTTTATTATTGTAGATGTAATCGATGATGTTATTTTTAATACACCATTTGATGAAATTTAACTGGGCGAGGGTTGTCTGAATTTCATGAGATGTTTCGGGGATTTGATACGTAAATTTTTCAGCTCTACAAAAAGGATCAAATAGTTTTTTACTATACCCATCGAGGCTGGATTTATACGCACAGTGCACTGTAAAAATTTTACCATCATTCGTTTTGTATGAAGTGTTGTTTTTCTTGGCATAATTTGTAATAAACCATTCGAGATTTCTTAGAGAAATTCCTCCAGTTTTGTTTAAAATTGTCAGTAGCTTATTCCTGTTATATTCATCTGTGTAGAATTGATTTATTGAAGATAGTAGAATGCTTGTTTTATTCATTAGAAAATAGTCGACTTAATCCTATAAGTCCTTTTTGTTCACAACCCGGACACCCACGAACGAACATTTTTTCAGGTCCATGGTTGTGTAGTTGTAAACTAGGTAGACATCTCGGTTGCACCTTTTCACCTTGATGTTTGTGATATTTACAGTATCCATTTTCACCAGCCTTGAAAGAACACCTGACTTCCCCACCTCCATCTCTCCCCCGTTTTTTTCCTCTGCATCGATCTCCTCCGTTAATTTGTGGGATGTCACGGAGTAGTAACTCCAACGGTATTTGATGTTTTTTAGATATGTTTTCCAATGTTTGGTTTAATTGTTCGTTGTAGTATGAATCGACACCATCTTCAACAAATTCACAAATCAGTTCGTTTAGATCATTTTCCAATCGATTGGGTAGCTGTTCCAATATGATTTCCCTCGTTTTTTCAATAACGAGTTTAGTAACCCTCGACTTGACGTCAATCATCCTTACTTGTACATTGCTCGTAAGTTTTAAATAGATCATCAACAGAATTCTTTCGGTCCCTATATTCTTTAATACGTTCCCTGAGATCTGCAGCTCTACCGTCTCCCTCGAGGTTATATTTTTTACACTCTTCGATAAGTTGCTCCTTCTTCATACCGCTCAGGGATGGTTCTCTTTTCTTGGGAGGGGGCTTGTAGGAATCTATGATGTCACCGAATATTTCCTGTTTAGTGTTTTCATACAACGGGTCGAGAAGATCACACACCGGGTTTAGAAATTTATTCACGAAGTAGTAGTGGTAGTCTATCGGCACGTTGTGTTCCTCCACATACTTGGGATCTTCAGATTTTTCAAACGCTTTTGCTTTAGGGTTATCTGTTTTTGTGAGTAGATACGGGACTCTGTCACCTGATTGTGGTTCAGAACCGGGTTTACGCTCTCTCATTTTGTTAACAACTCGAACATGCGCTTGATTAATAAAGTTGCATTTGGGTCCATTGATTGAGACAGACTCCCCGTTCACTTTATAAGTGTCTGACAGTGACTGACTTAGAGTTAACTTTTCATTGGAAATCTCACCAGATAACAATTCTTGGGCTCGTTTCCTAGCGAGTTCCTTTGGTGGACCTGGGTCTCCCGATGTTAAAACTACATCTAACAATTCCTTACAGACTTCCCTCATGTGGGGTGTATTATCACGACGGACGAGTTGGAGACCCTTGACATCAACGTAATCCATATTCATGTTACCATCTTTACCTTTCGTCCACAACTTTGCCGCGTATCTCTTCTTAGAATATAGGAAGTAGGGCCAGTAAACTTTCTCAAGTTCTAGGTTATTTGGTTTTTTGAAGAGGGCGCTACATTCTTCGGCAGCTCGTTCACCGACTTCCCAACTATATTCAATCGCCTCCACACCTTTACGTTCACCAACATCAAACTCAACCATAACACTATCCGTGTCTCCATATCTGACCTTCGCACCAGGGAAGTTTGCCTCGACATACGTCTTCGTCTCTTCAATCATACCACGACCCCTAAAGGTGGTTGTTGACGCGATTGGGACACATGGAAGAATACCCTTACCCGCACCCGTAAAACCGTATACCGAGTTCATCGATATTTTATACGCCAACTGTTTACCGTTATACACCTCTTTCATGTAACCAGTGGCATTTGCCATATCTCTTTTGGCCTTTTTACGAAATTGTTTAAGCTCTGCGAGAATAGCCGGCAATAAACTGGGAACATTTTGTGCAAATTTGTATGTTTTATCCCCGATGTTGAACGTTTCGTATGTAATTCCTTCAATATTTCCATACCTCGTATCATCCATGACATAGGTAGAGTAACACAAATTGTGAGCCATCATGATTGATGGGTATAGGGCTTCAAAATCTAGGGCTGTGATAGGTGTGTAGTATGCACCCTTTTGGGCTTCTAGAACTGTGGCTCCCTCGTATTGTTCTTCAGGTAGAGATCCATACTTAAATGTTGGGACCATATATCCCAACTCTCTAGCCTTTTTAGAGAGTTGACTGAACACCTTAATTTGTTGACCCCTCTCAACCAAGAAAGACACTGGGACCCAAGTGGCTTTTGCCATTTCTACCAGATTTAGTAAAATACACAATTTTTTCATGAGTTTGTGGGGAAGGAGTGTATCCTTGATACAGTAGTCGGCGACTTCACCCAACTTTATAGGGTCCTCTTCGATGAAACGTTTGAACATTTCCTTTGGTGGCATGTCAATTTTTTGATCACCTAGATAAAATTTCGAGACATTATTCAGGCTGTAGGAATCCAATTTGTATCCCTTTTTGACTTCATGGAAAAGATCAAAGATGAAGCGTCCCGGCATGGGTAGCAGCTTGAGGAAATTGTCCCCCAAAGCGCTGGAACTTAACTTCTTATGAACCACGTGGGACTCTGTGTTTTTAAGTTTCCCCAACTGGTAAAAATCCATCCCACATTTGTTCATAGCTGCCCTCTTGTAGATATAGTCAAGATCAAATCCAAATATATTCCATCCAGTCATGATGTCGATGTCCTTTTCCTGAACGTAATCCTTGAAAGCCAATAGGAGCTCCCTTTCCGTCTCGTAGCTTGTGACGTTCTCACCAGATGTATTTTTATAACACAAACAAGTCGTTTCATAAGGTTCGTCTGATCCAAATTTACATAACGTAATGGCAATCTGAAAACAGGCATCCCCGATGACATTTGCATCTGGAAATTTACCAGTTGAACTGTTACATTCAATATCAAATGAAGCTACCACAAACGGCGCAATGTCATCACGATTCACCGGTGTTAAATCAGTCCAATCATTACACCACAGATCGATGTTCACATTTGCCAGGTGGGATCTGACACACTTAGTCCCAGTGTCCAACCATCCAGTGGATTGGATACCAGTCCTATGCATAAGTCTCAGGACAGGGTCTATATTGGATTCGAACACGTGATATTGCTTAAACGCATTGTTATACATGAATATCGAGTTCACTTTACGCCTCGATTCTAGATTTTTGAAAGTCAGGTGCATGAAGAAACATTCTTCATTGTTTTGAAAACCCCAAACATCTTTTTGTTTTGTTAGGGAGTAACTCGTCAGGCAATCTTTTTTCATCGAGTTTAATCTGTCATATAGAATTTCAACGTGACCCATTTCAGTTCCACGTGGCAACTTTACAAAAAAGTATGGTTTAAACTCAGTTGTGACACAGACAGATTTACCATCCTCAGTTTTTCCAAAAATACTGATCAAGTGTTCATCATCTGAATCTCTAGCTTCCCACGTGAGTGCTTGAAATGCCACCATATGTAAATAGATACCCAAAATTTTAATATCGTTTATTAATAAATGTCTGCCGCTTTAATAGAACTTGTTTCTGTAGGTGCCCAGGATGTCTACATTACTGGTCAACCTGAAGTAAGTTTTTTTCGACAAAACTATAAACGTTATACCAACTTTGCCATGAAGCCAGAGCGCATGGATTACATCGGCACGTTTGGTTCCGGTAATGAAGTAATCATCCCCATTCGTTCCAAAGGTGATCTTCTCAGTTATGTGTGGATAGAAGCCGATAACATCGCTTCTATAAAAGATGATGATAATGGATTTTTCAAAAGGACCGCCACCGACCTCACAGAATTTTCGCTGTGGATCGGGGGGCAGATGGTCACCACTATGGATTCCTTATTCATCCAGGGTGTTCACAATCCCCTCATGAGGGATTCTGCCTCTAAAGCCTCCTTTTGTGTAAGTCTCAACCACAAGAAGGAGAACCACGGGGGTCATTACTACATGTTGCCATTCTTCTTCGGTGAAGACTGGACCAAGGCCCTCCCCCTCCTCGCTCTCCAATATCATGATGTCGAGATTCGCATCAAGTGTCGAAATGGTTTTACCCCCTCTTCAACACCCAAGGTGTTTGGTAACTATTGTTACGTAGACACAGATGAGAGAAAGTTCTTCACCGACAACGAACACGAGCTGCTCATCACCCAGGTGCAAAACCAGCGACTGGGTAGAACCGATAAGGATATTGATATCAGCTACTTCAATCACCCCGTAAAGTCTATCCACGTCGTTTCAGGTAACGCCAAGGGTGCTGCGTGGAACCACACCACTGACGGTTTCAAATTTGGAACTTCGTCTCTCTACATCAACGGTGTCGCCTTATTCGAGAACACTTCTGACGTGTATCACCACGACGTCGTTTCCGAGATGCACACCACGGATATTCCCGATAACATCCTCGACGATCTCGCCACATTCTCTTGGCCGTTCTGCCTGACTATGAGCAAGATGCAACCCACAGGGTCACTAAACTTCAGTCGTATCGATAACGCGAAGATGACCTTCAGTAATCCTGAAAACGGTAACGATCACCATCGTGTGTACGCAGTTAACTATAACATCCTCCGTATCAAAGACGGGATGGCGGGGGTCGCATTCGGTAATTAAGCACCTAAGTGAACTCACATTTTGAAGAAATTAAATAAAAAAATGACCAAAACACGTTCGAATAACCCTACTCTTGAGGCTGCCCGTGGTGTAAAGTCCCACTTAGGTGATCTTTTATCACAGGTTCGTCAGGGTCAACAGTGGAAAAAAAAGTACAATACTCTCAAGCTTGAATTAACGAAACTTAAGGAAAAAGAGTATACTCCTCCCAAGTTTGAATGCACGAAACTTAAGGAAAAGGAGTATACTACTCTCAAGGTTGAATTCATGAAACTTAAAAGTGAAAAAATGAAAAAAAGAAAATGTGGTGTCCAGAAGGTCAGGCACCACTTTAACGACATATCTGATGGTCAAATTATGAATTCCTTGAACGAACTATTTATTATATTTGACGCGTCTCCCCAAGTTTGTAAAGAAGCAATGGTGATGGCTCATGAATTGAAAAACTGCTTTCAACTCATGAGTAAAAGACCTAGAACGGTTTCAACCTGCATAATGCATATATGTATGAAACCATACGTGGATAAAAATATTATATCCGAGAAGGCACAATTGAGTGTGCCATCTATCAATTTGACTACCAAAATTATTCAAGATTTTCTGAGTGGGATAAATGTTTAGCAAATAGGTATTGTAAAAGTCCTTCAGGTATGCGGTATCGGTCAAGTGTTTTCGTGACGTCCGCAGAACCCCCTTTATAAATCTTGTCGGGTGTTGTGATTCCAATCCTATACTTATGCTGTTTGTTGGGGCATGTGCATGGATGGTCTTCTAAATCTGTCCGGTTCGTCCACACACGTGTCGGCTTCTTGTAGTCAAATCCGAAGCGACAATAATCGAAGCGATTGGATGGAAGCTCTTTCATACACGGTAAGTCTCTCATGGCAGATAAGTATGGATTTTCGATATACCATTCAGTCGGGTCAAAGTATTTTATGATTTCCAAAACCTTCTCGACGTATTTACTGTTCTCTCGGCGAACTGTGTCAAGTTCCTCACGAGTTTTAAACTTACGGGTCGGCCCGACATTGGTGGTTTGGAGCTGTGAATACACCTTACACTCGGGGGACGCCCATATGACATCGAAGTGCTTCGGGGGGTACTGTTTGTAATCGAAGTCGAGTATATCACAATTGTGAGTGGGATTGAATTTTTTTAGTATATCTAAGCTGATGACTTCATGTCCTGATCGTTCCAGGAGTTTGGAAACGCTTCCAGTCCCTTTGAAAAGTTCGAGGACGCGCATATTAAAATACGGGTCGGTTATAATATTTCAAATTTAACGCTAACCTCAGTGAGCTATAAATTAAAAATAAAACGTAATAGTAATGGACTGTGGTGCTAATACAACCAGGTCCCTACAAGACGATGCAACGAGGCGTGGTATAGAAATTATTCCAGAAGGTTGTCAGGCAGTGAGTGAAGATGTATGTGCGTCGGGTTACATGGCCCCAGCCGATAACGTGTCATTCCCAGAAAATTCACTAAAACAGTGTTGTAAGTGTAAGGATGATCAATCATGTGGATACTGTGCAGATCCAGATGCATGCACAACAGAAGAGAAACTAAATCACGTCACATCTGAAAACTGTTTTGGAAATACTGAAGGTACTGCAGAGGACACCCCCGAGGACACCCCCGAGGACACCCCCGAGGACACCACAGAGGACACCACAGA